TGTTCTCGACCAGACAACTTTCGAAAGCAATGCTGGCCGGGCTATAAAGAAAACAGGAAAGCATCCTATGTTCCTGAGTATTTGTCAGATGTAAAGGAGTTTATGCTTGAGAACTACAAGACAAAGAAGCATAGGTCTATAGAAGCTGATGATCTTATGGGGATCTATGCTTCATCCCATAAGATGATTGCCGTGACAATTGACAAGGATTTGCGAGGCACCAAGGGTTGGCACTACAATCCCACCAAGGAAGACGAGCCGGTCTATATAGACAAGCAGGCAGCCTCTGTAGATGGAATACCCGGACTATGGAGAGTAGGGCCAAAGAAAGCACAGTCTTGGCTAGAAGACTGGGATATGGATACTTGGGCAGAAAATATCATTGAAATGTACACATTGGATAAGTACCGCCCCCGAGATACCAAGGGACTCAGCGACTTTGACATGGCCCTAGCCATGGCTCGTTGCGTAAAGATTCTGGAGAAGCCAGATTATAATCTAACCACACAAAAAATACGTCTTTGGAACCCAAAAGTGGGTAATAAAGACATCAAACCCCCGGAGGTTACATGAATCGTGTTGAGCAAGTTTACATGAAGCTTAAAATTCAAGGGTTTATTACTCCCGCAGAGTACGAGCTTCTTATCAAAGACGTTCACTTCAGGCTAGAACGCCTAGAGGAAAAGTTTAATGGCAAATGTGAAGACTGTCCAGCCAACAAGTGCGAAGAATGCCCAGATTCTGGACGAGTGGAGGAGGCTCCCAAGACTAAACAAAGAACTCGTAGAGTTTCTGTTAAAAAAGTTTCCAATAAAGGAATATCAGAAGGAGCAGACTAAAGACCAGTTCTTTGAAGAGGCCTTATATATCTCGGGTGCTCGGGAATGTATTAGATATATCGAGCATATCATTAAATTACAGGAGAAAGGGAAATGACAGCACAAGGTAACCCAGAAGCCGCCATGATGGCCCAGATGATGGGCGTACTAGGGCAGCAGCCTGAGCCGCAGCCCGGTACTGAGTCTCCACAGGCAGAGAAAGGACGCGGCACCGACAGTGTTCTGGGTCACCTTACTCCGGGTGAGATCGTGGTCCCGAAAGAGATGACATCTGATCCCGCTATTAAGAGAGCCCTTAAGAATGCCTTTCGCAGGATGGATGTTGACATAAATCAGTACGTTGTAGGACATGAAAGCAACAGCATCAACCCAGAAACCGGCAACCCCGAGTTCGGTCTTTTTGGTGGAGCTTTTGGCAAACTTAAGAAGGGGTTTACTCAGAGCTTTGATGCCGTGTTCCGTCCCAATCGCCTAAAAAAAGAAGCAGAAAATTTAGCTAGAGAGCAAGGCAGGATAGCCCAAGAAAACATCGACAGAAAAATTGCTGACTACGAGAAAAGACTACAACAACAAATTGATATTGCTAAAAAAGATGCGTCTAAAGCAAGCGGTGCCGCTAAGGCAGAGGCTTTGATTTCCCAGAAAAAGTTTGAACAGGTTCGTAACGAACTAGGCCGTGATGTGGGCATGGGTGCTGCCCCATCTGTCGCTCCTTCTAGTGGACCCCAAACAGGGTCTTCAATTAAACGTATCAAGAAAGCACCCAAACGTACACTCGGTGGTCCTACTAGACCTGTGTAAGGAGAGCAACAATGGCAGCACCTAGCATTCCAGACTTTCTCAGTGCAGAAGAACAGGCAGAGCTCCTTGAAAAAGAAAATCAGCTAGCACGAGAAAGAGACGAAGAGCAACGCAAGTTCCAATTAGAAAGTGAGAAACAAAGAGAAGCTCAAGATAAAGCTCAACGTCTTATTACTGAACAACAAGAAAAACAAAGAGTGGATGAAATTGCTAGGCTTGAGAAAGAAGCTACGGATGTTGCTCAGGCCACCGAAGAGGTAGTGGATATAGATACTGGTGTTTCCGAGATGTATGCTTCGCTTGCCCAAGGTGCTGCCCCAGCGGCAGCCCAAGAAGAAGCAGCAGACAGGAATAGGCGACCACAATAATAGGAGGCTTACATGGCTACCATTGCAGATAGGTTTAGAACTTTAGATACACTGCGATGGAACAAGCTGGAGCGAGCCAGGTACTGTGCTTCTCTTACTGTTCCGTCTCTAATGCCTCCAGAAGGCTGGACCGAGCAGTACCAACTACCCCAGCCATTTAGTTCTGTGTCCGCAAGGGGCGTAACTTCAATGGCTAGTCGGATGTTGTCTGCCTTGCTCCCCCTAAACGACATGCCTTTCTTCAAGTTTGAGCTGTCTGCTGGACAAGAGCCAGACTTTGAAGTGGACACATACCTAGAACGGCTAAGCTACCAAGTATTTAACAAACTATCCAGCGGCAACCTCCGCGAAACCATTTACCAAGCATTGCAACATTTGATTGTAGTGGGCGATGTAATGCTCATCATGGAAGATGACATGAACTTTCGCGTGGTTCGTTTAGATAGATATGTCTGTCGTCGAGATGTATACGGAGATGTAGAAGAGATTGTATTTGTAGAGTATGAGGCTATTCCGGATGAGTCCGATGAGCCTTTGACGGGTCTTACTTACATGGAAAACCCAGAAAACAAACTGGGCTATAGAGAAATCTATTGTAGAATATTAAAGCAAGGCGATCGTTACGTTGTAACTAAAGAGGATAAGGACGGTAACGCTGTTGTTGGATCTGGAGAATACACAGTGCCACCTTATGTGCTCCTTCGCTTTGCGGGAGTATCAGGTGAAAACTATGGACGATCACATTGTGAGGACATCATTGGGGATATTAAATCTTTGGAAGGTTTTACTGAAGGGCTTATCAATGGTATTGCTGCTGGTTCTTTATTTTGGATGGGTATTGAGCCTAACGGATTTACTGAAGTAGACGATATTGCAGGCTCCCCTAGTGGATCCTTTGTTACTTCTCGTCCCAATGAAGTGTTTACCATTTCCCCTGCGGCTACAATGAATCCTCAAATCCAAGCTACCCAACAGGGAGTTGAGATTCTTAGGCGAGAACTCGGCAAAGCATTCCTTATGGATTCTGCTAGCATTCCAAAGGGCGAGAGAGTTACTGCTACTGCCGTTCGTATGGTAGGCCAAGAGCTAGAAAATGTCCTTGGCGGGGCATTCTCTGCTATTGCTCGAGATCTCATGGTTCCTATTGTCAATCGTGCTGTGTTTGTAATGACCAGTAACGGAGAGATCGACGATCGAATTAAGGATTTATTTACCGATCAAGAGGGTGTTCTTAACGTCGCAATCCTTACTGGCCTACAGGCTCTTAGTCGTGACACCGACCTACAAAAGCTTATGCAAATGGGAGAAATGGTTCGCAATCTACCCGAACAAGCGGCAATGATGTTCCGATGGGACGAGTATGGCAAAGCACTTATTACATCCCTAGGCTTTGATCCCACTAGTTGGGTTAAGAGTCAGGAAGATGTCATGCAAGAGCAGATGCAGATTGCACAGGCCGAAGGTCAAATCCAAGGTCAACAACAAACACAACAAAGCGTTAACAATGCAATTACTCAAGGTGCTTTGCAGGCTGCCATGCAGGATGTAGAGCAAACAGGTGGTAAGAATATCCAACAAATGATCGGAGGCATGGGTCAATGACAACTACTTTGTCTTTTGCTAACAGCACGGTTGCTGGATACTCAGTTAGAACTACGCCCGAATCAGGCCCCGTAGGTTCGGCCACTAATAGTTTAAGCTCTCCCAACTTTAGTGAAGACGTAAGTGGAAAGACTCTTGTCGTTGGTATGAATGTAATGACGGCTTTTGGAACAGCCACGGATTTCAAACTACAGGGAGCGACTTCGGCATCCGGTCCATATGCAGACATTTCTGTCCTAAGTGCTAGCCAGTCAGCATCGGTTGGTACCTACCAATACAATGTTAACTTAAGCAAGGTCGCTGTCCCATACTATAGACTTGCCTACAACACAGGTGGTGCAAGCATAGGAACCTCAGGAACTGCGGAATTCTTTTACGCATACAATGATTAGGAGAAATAATGGCAAGCTCCCAAACACCCGCGTTTGCAACAGCCACAGCTAATGGCTATACGGTCAAGACAACGTCTAATAGCAGTGCAATGACAAACAACACTGACTCTTTGGTTACTCCCGCAATTAATGCAAACTCAGATACCATTGAAAAGATTATCATGGGAATGACTGTAGCCACTGCGTTTAATGACGCTGCTGCTGACCTTAAGATTCAAGGATCGCACAACGGAACTGATTGGGCCGACCTTGTTACCCTTTCCTCTGACATTACGCCTAATGTAGAAGAAACAAAGCCATTCCTTGCCAACCTATCGGATATTTACACACCCTATTTTAGATTTATCTTTAATAGCGGCAATTTAGATGTGAATAAAAACGGCGTTGCCAGTTTTTTCTACGCCTACAAGTGAGTAAGCCATGGCACTAGGTGATATTGATCCCACGAAACTAGAGGCAGCAAGAGTTATTGCCTCTAGGATTTTTTGTAGTGTTCAAATTGGTTCGTTTAATATTGCCAAAGATCCCGTATCCGAAACTTGGTATGCTGTCATTAATCAGGTAACTTATCTTGGAAAAGACTTGCCGTCTCAAGGAGATGCATTGGCTCTTCTTCATGCGGTTATGATTCAAAAGGGTGGACAAGAGGCGGGGGTAAATGCTGCCATTGCTGACATGGTTGCTAAAGGAACCGGGGTTATTGAAGCTGCCGAGGTTGTTTATGATACTTACAATCTTGCGGGGGGT